AATGGAAATATATACATACGACAGTAAGATTATTGGCCCAAACGGGTATAAAGAACTAATGGTGGCGGTATTAAATGACAAAGGTAATCCTATTGACTCTTGTTGTCATAAGTTGGATTCACCAGATATACATGATCTTACGACTGCTGAGACCGGGGCGCATGAGTTTGGCGTAAAGGGTTGGATCTTAGATCCAGCAGATCAATATCAGGGGTATGCAGTGAAGAAATGAGAAATTTTTTCAAAATAATAGCGCGAGGGGAAAGTGTTAAAACAAATAATTTAAAAAAGGTTTTATCTGATTTCGGGGATGTCGAGGTTGTCCCGGATATAAAAGGCGACCTTGAAGGTTACACTGGTATGTGTGGAGACCTTCGGTTGAAGGACTGGGAGACTAGGACTACAGCTTGGGATCTTTTGTTCAAAGATCTTGAGGAGGAATATACTTGGGTTATAGAGGATGACGTTGCTTTCAATCAGGGAACAATAAAAAATATTTTAAATGGATTTAAAAATAACGAATCGGATCTAATATCAAATAGAATTTATTCAAAACACGAAAATCCTCAATGGCCGTGGTGGCATTTAAACGATAACCTTAAAGACGTTGAACTTTGGCATTCATTGAATTGTTTTTGTAGGGTATCTCCTAGCCTTATCAAAAAAGTGAAGCATTACAGAGATGGACATGGTAGATTCACTTTCCACGAAATGCTACTACCCTCTTTAGCTGAGACGAGAACAGACTTTAGGGAAAGTCATTTTGGGAGTTATTTTAATAATTTTTGTTGGAACCCCTCACAGATCAATTTAAATAAAGTTGTAGACAATAAAGTGTATCATCCTGTGAAGTCAGACGATAAACACTCAGAAATATGCCACTATAAGTAATCATTATGATAAAATTAAATTTTGATCAATCCATGATAGATAACGCTATTAAAAAAGCAGAAGAATTAGGCTCTATCAATAACTCTATCACATCAGGCAGAGGTAACTTAGCTGGTTACTTAGCTGAGATTGCGTTAACAAAGTATTTAGGTTGTAAGAATATATCTTGTGATAAAGGTAGAGATAAATATGACTATGATCTAATCAAAGATGGCCGAAAAATAGATGTCAAAACAAAGAGGAGAACTGTAGATCCAAAGCCTTTTTTTGAAGTATCTATAGCAGGGACGAGCAAGCACCAGAAAACAGATACTTACGCTTTTATTTCTATAACTTTCAAAGAGAAAAGGGGAATGGGTAGTAAAGCGCAGTATTATGGAGTAGAATCAATATGGTTATGTGGGTTTATGTCTAAGGAGGATTACTTTGATAAGGCAATCTTCTGGAAGAAAGGGGCTGTAGATCCGTCTAATGGTTTTAAAGTTCATGCGGATATGTATAACATGCCTATAAGTAGCTTAGGAGAATCAATATGAAAGAAGTATTGGTCACAGGATCTTCTGGATACATAGGTTCTCATCTTTTAAAAAAGATAGTTGGCGGCTCTCTATATAGGGTTTCGGGCATAGATAAAGAAAATCCAGATAAAGTTCACCCTGATAAATTTTATTATGGAGATATTAGGAATGACAAGTATCTAAAATATAAATACCCTTTTGATTGTGTGGTGCATTTGGCTGCTGAAATGAGGGTTGGTGAGTCAGTGAAAGACCCAATCCTGTATTATGAAACCAATGTTCTTGGGACTTTGAACGTTTTGAGGAATATAAAGACTAAGCATTTTATCTTTGCTTCGACTGGGGCAGCAGAGGGTTTAGCTTCGCCTTATGGTATTTCTAAGAAATCGGCAGAAGAAATTGTAATCCAATACTGCTTAGAGAATGATATTCAATATACAATTTTTAGGTTCTATAATGTTATTGGTTCAGATGGTATCCCGATTAAAAATCCAGATGGATTATTTTTTAATCTTTTAAAGTCAAAAGATACAGGTGTATTTACAATTTTTGGTAATGATTATGATACTGAGGATGGCACTTGCATTAGGGATTATGTCCATGTGAATGAAATTTGCGAGTCAATTCTTTTGTCATTAAGCGAACCTGCGAATGGAATAGAGAATTTAGGGCATGGAGAGGGGAATTCTGTATTAGATATGTTTAATATTTTTAAAAAAGTGAATGATCTGGACGTGTCTTTGCGATATAGCCCTCGTAGAGATGGAGATATACCAGTAAGTGTTTTGAGTAATAAGAGCGCTTACATTAAAAATGAGTATAAATTAGAGGATTTGCTCAAAGTTATTTCTTGATAATACTTACATTAAGGTTTAGAATAACAAAATGGAGTCACTTAGAAGACCAATAGTTTACCAAGGAGTTACTTATCCTGAGTATGAAATTGATTTTTATACCTCAAATATTCACAGTATCAGGTTTAAAGATAGAGTTTTAGCAGCTCACGAAAATCTATTAGGTTATATTATAATTAACGTAAACAGCAATGGATGTCGAATAAATATTAGACAGCATAAAGTATTCGCAGAAACATTTCAAGATCTTTTGTCTAAATCTCCTTTAGTGTCTCATTATGATTTGCAGATAGGTGAAGATCGACACGAATTAAAAACTGCAACAGGTTTCCGTGTGATTTGTAATATGGTATGTCCTGATCATATTGATGACAACCGAAGCAATAATCATTACAGCAATCTAATGATTGCGACTCAGCACGAGAATATCATTAAGTGTATACCTAAGGAGGGTAGGAAGTATAAAGGTATAACTAAAACACGTTCTGAAACTTATCAAGTTAGAATTAAATGGGAAAATATACTAGATGAGGATGGCAATTCTTTTTATATGAGTAAAAATTTTAAAACAGAAGAAGCAGCAGCATTAACATACAATACAATGCTAGAAGAAGCAGCGCTCACTGTTTTTGGACCAGATTTGGGGCTAAAGATGTATGATTTTTCTTATAAGAATGTAATTGAGACTCCTGTTCAAGAACAATTAATACTTAGGTAATATGAAAGCAAAAAAAATTTACGAAGAGTTCTCTATTATAATGGGGGCAATTATTATTGGCATCCCACTTGGTTTATTTGTGGGAATTGTATGTTGGATTAAGTTCCCCTTTGCTGTCTATAGAGAAGCGAGAGCTAAATTAGCCATAAGAAGGATACAAGAAGCTAAAGAATTTCTAGAAAAGCATGGGCAAACCCAAAAAACCCAAGATATCTGGGAAAAACATATTCAAAGAATGGAAGAAAAAAAATATCATGACAATTGAAAACGTTATAACAATGCTGGAAGAGACCACTAATGATCTCAAGGATACTTTACGCAGAAAAAGTTCCGATTATACTGGTGGAGAGAAGAGCCAAGACCCTTTTGCCAACTTTAGAGCGACAGAGGTCTTAGATATCGATCCTATTGTGGGTATTATGATGAGGATTATGGATAAGATCCAGAGAATCCGGTCATTTACAAATGATGGGGAGTTGAAGGTGTCAAACGAGAGTGTTTATGACGCTTTTGACGATATAATCGGTTACACAGTGCTTGCTAAAGCCATGACACAGGAAAAAAGACAAAAAACTACCTCCACAACTCATTGATTACTAGTATTTTAAGATAAAAAGACTTTTTAATACAAAAAAAGCCTTGCTTCAGGGTGTTCTTTGACCATAATCGCCTCGTTATGGAATTTGAACACCCTATTTTTATTACGCCAGAGCAATACGAAGAGTATCAGACCATTATGGCTGAACTGAATGATATTGCTGAGCAGGAGACTGGAGATCCTCAACCTAAAGATCTCGGTTATGAAAATAATCTATTTTTTAATCAAAAAAAAGTTGACCAAACCAAATCCAATCACTAAACTACAGACAGTCATGAGTAATACAGCAAAGCAAGGTCGGGGACGCCCCAAAGGTTCCACATCATTCGTCAGAGTCAGCATCAATGACCTCATTGATCAGTTCGGACAGAATGCGAAAGTTATGGTTAGTAAGAAGTTCCTTGAGCAGATGGGCTTCGACTTCGAACCTAAACCAGCAATGACAATCTCATCTATCACTGATGAGCCAGAAGCAGAAGAGACAATCCAATTCAACGTTTACCAGTAATGAAAATGTTTTCTAAATTAGTCGGCCAGCCAGAGGTCAAGTCCCAGCTTTCCTTTTACGCTCAAGCGGAGAAGGCTGGGTCCATCATCCCACCCATTATGCTTAACGGCTCTAAAGGCTTGGGTAAGACTGAGTTTGCCAAGCATTTTGCTGTGGGTATGGGTAAGAAGCTTGTAGAAATTAACTGTGGTTCTATTAGGAATGCAGGTCAGTTTCTTGAGCAGGTGTTTATGCCAGCTATTGCAGGTCAGGAAGTATCAGTTCTCCTCGATGAGTGCCATGCTCTACCTAAAGATCTTGTAGATATATTCTTAACAGTGTTTAATGTTGAGGGCGCTAAGAGTAAGACTGTGAACTTCGGGGAAAGTGGATTTGCCACATTCGATTTCACCAAACAGAACTTCTTGTTTGCCACTACAGAGTTAGATAAGATCTTTGCTCCTCTCAAAGATAGAATGACCATTGTTGATTTTCAACCATATACTCCACAAGATCTCAAGTATATCATTAAGAATAAAAAAGATTGGATTGGTTATGATCCTACTGTTCTGAATGAAATTGCATCGAGTGTTCGGGGTAATGCTAGAAGTGCAGTTAAGAGAGTTTTAGAGATTAGCTCATATTGCAACATCAAGAAGATTGATTTTGTTGATAAGTCAGCTTGGGCAGGGTTAAAGAAGATCCTTGGTATCAGACCATTCGGTCTTAGTAACATCGAGGTGCAGATCCTCAAGACGCTAAGCTCACATGGACCCAGTAGCCTCCAGATGCTTTCTGCTGTAACCGGGATGTCGAGGTCAGCCCTACAGAGGGACGCTGAGAACGGACTCCTCAAGGATGGGTTTATGACTATCGAGGGTAAGCGCATGATAACACCCAAAGGTAGGAAACTACTCAAAGAGTTGGTATGAGATATGTAGTATCATCTTGGGGCAATGGGATATCTGTTGCTCTAATCGGCCCACCTGAGGAAGTTCGAAGTGATGCTAACCTAGCTCACAATCTATTCAATGCTAGCTTCAAGAGCGATTTCATGAATGGTCGAATCAACTTCCCCGGTCTTCGAACCTTCTATAGATTCCTGATTTACAAACACGCATTGCCCTATATGGACGAGTGTGCGTGTAGTCTTCGACCAGCTATGGTAGGAACCAAAGCAGAGCTAAAGGCTCACAGGATCGAGAAGAGGAACTTTATGAGGGAGTACCAATCCTCTAGGTCAGTATATCACATAGGATCGCACAATGATGGAGACTTTGGTTACTATTATGAAGATTAATTATTAATTGTTCGTTTGAAATTATAAAAACCACGTCATTTGCAACAATATACTTGACCAGCCACGTATACCCCCATACCACCTACCCAATGACACACACAACCATACCACTCAATCACCATCTATACCTTATACAATATAAGAAAGATACAAGTCAATATAGAGGGGAATAGAAACAGAATGATCGATAAAATAAAATGCATGGAAGTCGATTATGGATTGGCCATATTAATTATATTTAAATAATAAAAAGTCTTTTTAAATAATTCTCGTTAATTTTCCTTGATTTTACAGGGATTTAGCGGCACACTACTGGACGTGGACACTATAGTATTCGTAACATTTTTTGCGTGGGGGTTGTATATGGCGATCACCAGAGACAGCAGATAAAGATCAAAATAATAAAATAAATGGATTTTCGCTAGGGGGTAAATACAAAAAGTTTTTAAAAAAAGCTGCAGGTCGCGGCATATCCCCCAAATAAGAATAAAAAAAAACAAATAAGAGCAACCTCGCCCCACCAGCCACGTTCGCAGGTCGTGTGATATCGCCCAAATAATCATGAAACAAAAAACAATATTAATTTGCCCCGCACCAAATAATACATTCCGCTCGATGTTCAGGTCAAGTCATTTCGCGCCAAATAACTCAGGTCGGGATATTTTCGAAGAAATAACGAATAACTACCAAATAAGTAATATCCCCCAGAACAAACAAAATAAACCCAAATAAAGCTCGGCTTCGATGGCGACCACGTTCAACGGTCGGTAACTCACTGAGCGACAACGGGTTACAAAGCTCACTAACAATAAAAAACTTCCTAAGTCATTGATTAGTAAGGAGTTACGGGCGGCGGCATCCGCCCAGCTGTAACTCGCTGATATTCAACGAGTTACGAGGTTTTTATTTAACGTGTTCTTTTACAGATAGGCAATTAAACTCTATCGCTTTTTGATCAATGGGATCTCCAGCCTCTCCAGCCTCGACTAAGTCGATGGCTTCAGCCTCCGAAGGGGCTTCAACTTTAAACTGCAAGAGGTTTACTTCCTCTATTATAACTAAGTAGTTTTTAATCTTCATCTGGCAATGGCTCCTTTCCATAGTCGAGGTAATGCATATGCTGCTTGGCGTACTGGTAAACCGTGTTTATTGCTTCCTTAACCTCTTCTCTTTCTTTAAAAGCTTTATCCCAAGCCTCTCCGCCTAGAGGATAGTAATCCCTCTCGTGAAAGTCTGTATCATAGAGGAGTTTTACTTGAGCTTCGCTTACAGCTTCAAACAAATCATTGTATTGTCTGCGTAGACTGTTCTCATCCGATCCATTCATATGGATGCATGGCATTGTGTATTTTTCAATCATAATTTAAATTCTTTCTGTTACTTGTTCAATGACCAAGACAAAGCCTAGCTCTTTAAGAGCTTCAACGTCGTAGTCGGTTAAAGTTTTTCTTCCTGTTAGTTTCTTGATGGAATTCCTGACAGATTCTTTTTTTACATAAGTTAGGGTATTACCGTAAACTTCTTTTCTTTCTACTTCTATTGTCATATCTATTTTCTGTAGTTAGGGTGCCAAGTTGGGAATTCTACTTTTGGGGTCAATTCTGTATACCCTAGCTCTGTGAAATGTTCATGCAGAGTAATCGCTCCATGCAGACATATCTGAAACCAATGCTTTTTATTATCGTCTGTGAATTCAAAATAGCAATCTGCTCTATCACTTTCGCACTTAGTTACTCTAAATGTTTTAGGGAATACTCCTGTCAATTTAACTGTTGGTGTTTCGTTCATCTTTTGCTTGTTGTATTTTTTTCTTTCTGTCGTTTCTGTCATGGAACCATGCAGAACCATATCTAATGTTTCTTGATTTAAAGAATTCATCGCAAGCTTCGCTCACAGTGCGAGCGCAGTTTGCGGGAAGTACATCGTACATCCCAAAGTTTCCTTGCGAGGATTGCTTGATTATCTCTTTATTTTCAACCGATTTGCGGAGAAACTCATCTTTTAGAGCGTGATAGTCTTTTGATCTCATTTTTACCTTATTCTTTTTGTTATTAATAAAATTACTGCGATCATCAAAGTCACATAAAAATCTAGTCCCATCATTTCGGCTCCACAACAAAGCCGGTTTCGTCTTTTTTAGCAAGACCTTTCTCAACCAATCCAACGATCACACCTTTAGGATCTTTAAAGCGCAGATCGCTTTCATCTCCATCTATCACTTTATAGCCAAGATAAGTTTTAGGGAGTGAACCACGGAAGACAACGGCGACGTTGCCCCCTAGCTCAAGGATTGTTTTCATTTTGTATTCACTTGTTGCTTCACTGCGAGAAAAAGTAAGATGGTAGTTGTCAGGCATTTTGCCATCAAGCCAAGCTCTCATTCTATAGAAACCCTTGGTGTAATCATAAAAATTCACATTTGGGAACTCTTCTATTACATTCGTTTCACTACCCTTGCGGATATTCTCCCACGGGATATCCGAGGTTAGATTAAGGCGAAAGCATGGAATCATTTGTTTTTTAGCTGCGCTAATGATCGCCTTGCCGATTTCAATCCTAAGGTCTGACATAAACCCAATCTGATCCTTAAAGAATCTTTTAGTTTTATTTATTCTAGAAGTTTGCACGTTGCTCATGCAACCACGACCCGCAGTATCTAAACAAGCGGCACGACAACCTGCGCTTGCCCATTGGCAGACATTGAATCCTGATTTATTAGC